GCCTATGCTGAATACAAAACCAAACTTTGGGTCTATATCTGGTTTTAAGAATGCAGTAATCGTAAGTGACGTCATCCCATTCCGGAAAATTGAGTCACTATCTGGAATGCCAACATAATCATTGACCCCGTCAAAGTACAACCCAAAAGGAAATGATCGCATGCACTTTTTCGCGTTATCATATCCCCAAGGCCATCTCGACGGCTCAATAATATTATCACCAATATCAAAGCACCCCATCAGCTTTCATCCCCCGAGGCTAAAACGGACACATCTTCAATCGACGACATGACCATGATCTTGTCACCATCACCTAGCACGATCTTGCTGTCCAAAGCAAACGGGGAGTTCGTAACCGGTATGTCAAGCACCCATTTGAACCGGACCACGCCCGCGCTCGTCGTGTGGAAGACCCATATATTCGCATCATTTTCATAGCTGTAGTTGCTTATCAAAAGAGACAGCAGGATACACTCAAGCCCACTTGTCGCCTGCATCAGCTCTATCGGATCCGAGCACTGAACATACCCAACACCCTTTGAATCAGGATCAGCCTCATCTGTCAGCTTGACATACAGTGTGTCGTCTCCGAGCGAATCGTTGTCACCCCATGCCCACCCGCCAGCTCCGAGCTCCCCGAGCGTACCTTCTGTGAGCTCCGCTCCGTCCTCCAGAACAATATTCGGTTTTTCCGTAAGCCCGCCTGTGTAGTAATATTCACCGGCTACGGTAGCGGATTCCTCCCAATCGGACCCGCTACCCGTCAGCGCCTTACGCGGGAAATTCGAGATATTCCATGATTTCAGTGTCATAACGTTCTCCTATCCAAAAATGATTGCATATTTTTTTGCCTGCGCGCTCGTTACAGACGTCCCGGCGCCAACGTCTTCGGCATACTCCAGCTTGTTTGTTGCGGCGTTATATTTCAAGACTTTGCCGTCAGCTTTGGCCGCATCGTTGACCAGGACGCCAAGAATTGACCCAGCATCCGATCCTGACGGGAGCTCCCGGTATATCACCTTCCCGGACCCGGCATCATACCCAAGGACTCTCCCGTCAGCCTTGCTCGTTGCATCAACTTCATCACCCTGAATACTGGTCGCGTCTCCGAAATCAGGCGTGCCTAAAATCTGATTCCATGGGTGGGTATGACTGACAGGCTCCCGGGCATCGGAAAGCCGTGAATCGTTTGACGCCACCAGCTTGTCAGGATCGCTCTCACCGTCGCTCGCGATCCCTTTGTCAAGAAACGCCCAAAGGCGATTGAAAAGCGTATTCAGCCTTTGTACATTGGCCTTAAGTATCGCGTTCCACCCCTGTTGTCCGTATTCGGTCGTTTCGAGGTTAGTCGGTGACAAAATGCTCATAAATCCTCCTGGTTATGCGTAATAAATGCCGTCTTCCGTTCCGACATATACCGTGCGGGCGTCGGAAAGCTGGCCGTTTTCTCTGGCCTTTATCTCCACAGTGATCGCACTTGCGGTCTCTATCGTATATGTCGTGGCTGCAACAGTCTCGCCGTTGACAACAAAGTCTCCGTCAAACTCAAACGGATATTGGTCTGTGCATGCATCTGCATTGATGATTCCGGCCCCGCCGTGCCCTATATCACAAGGCATCCACGATACGGTGACTGTGCTTCCACTTCGCTCCGCACGAATACCGGTAACCGGCCATGGCTTTTTGGCGTATGCGTCAAAAATGATGTGGTGAGCAGCCACCTCGTCCAGCTCAACAGACTGCGTGGAGAACGTAGGCAAAAACTTGAGCCAGACTTCCGAGGCGTCATCAAAAGACAGGATTGCATTGCCGATATCCGACAGCCAGATTGTCGCGCCTGCCGTATGCTCCTGGACTGGCGTGTTGAAGAGACCACGCACAACACCGGTGAGGCGAATATCGGATTCCCCTTCCAGCTCAACAATCTGGAAGCCGACAAGCTCATCATCAATCAATGCAAGCCGGGTCCTGCCGAACAGATCGGCCCGAGAGTACGACAGGAAAATGGGATCTTCGCACTCTGTCGCGTACAAAATGCCAACATCATCGTCTATGGCCAGAGTATCGCTCGGGTAGTCTTCAACCAGCGTCCCCTTTTGCGCCCACGCCGTTATCTTCGTCAGATAGTAATAATCGCTCCCGTCGTTTGACTTGAACACCTTCATACCGTCTTCCTGACCGCTTCTTGCAGCCAGTACAAGCAGGGCGGATTGTTCCTCGGTGTATGGATTCTTCGGCAGCTCATACAGGCGTAGGGTCTGGTCAATAGGCTGCGGTGCATTATCGGGCGGGACCCACACCGGACCGGTTTGTGGCGGATCAAAAGTACTGGTGTACAACCGAGACGTGACCTGCTCGCCCTGGAACTTAACAGAGTTGCTGTCGATCTGTGATATGTCTTTTGTCGTTATGCGAAATTCAAGATCAGTTACACCGTATCTTGCACTTGTGATCTTGACAATATCGCCGACGCCTATGCCGATATGCTTGAGGAAGCACGTACATTCCATCTCTGCAATCGGGTAGCTCTCTCGCTTCATAATCTCCCACAGTCGTTTTGAAGCGGAGGCCTGATCCCTGAAACCAGTAAGATCGACCGACCGTGAAACCGTCCTGCCCATCAGCGATATGGACGCGGGGTTCTTTGCAACAACGACACGCATCGTCTCTGACATATCGGCAGACTGGTACTTGCCGGTGAACGAGTTATAGGTGTCATCCCACGTCTTGCGCTTGATAACCAGATCAGTGCATTCTGTTTCATCCACGATGCTGGCCACGGCTTGCTCGTCCGGGTCGTCTGCTTTGATCGAAAACGTGCCATCGGTCATCTCGTAAAAGGACCCGCCGACATAGCCAAGGACCTGCTCGATGATCTTTTTGGCCTCCTGTTTTTTTGTGATGGAAAAATTGAGGCCATAGCCTGCATTTTTCCAATACGTTGCTGCCGCCGAGAACGTCGATAGATTGATGTTGCTTAGCGTTGCTCCGGCCATCCGCAACACGTCATAACAGATCGCCGCCGGATTGATACCATTCTCCAGCGAAACGTTTGAAAACGGGATGTCATCTGGAACAGAATTGACAACGAAATGCAACGTCGGAACGGAAGTTACATTGAAGCCAACAAAAAACTTTTCGATGTAGATGTGCGCAATGCCTGGCAGACTTGAGGCATACTGTCCGGGGGCCGTTGGATAATACGATCCAGTCCCGTCATTCCAGTGATACGACCTACACCGTGATGACAAAGATGTTTCTGTGTCGTTGATGTACACCTTTTCAAGCGTCGCAGGGCCACAGCAGACCGCTTGCCACATGTCAATGTAATAGTTGTAGCCCTGCAAGACATCCTCGGAGCCACCACCGCCACCACCGCCCTTGCCTCCGCCGGTTTCGACCTCCTCGTACACGGCTTCAGATCGTAAATTTCCCCACCAGATGATGTTTCCGGCAAGCCTCACCCTGCCATAGCACTTTGCGACACACGATCCTTCAGATGCAGACGTGACAGAAAACGAGTCCAGGTTTGCCGGGGACATATCATCCTGGTTCACGTTTGCCGTTTGCGGCCTGTAGAACAGCATCGCGGCGGCAGAAACGGCAACAGTCGCTATTGCGATAAGGCCAACAGTAAGACCCATGCTACTCCTCCACAAACAGTCTATAGGCTATCCGGGGCCGGGTGCCCCAAAGATACTTCTTGCTCATCGGCTTATCCATGCCGGATATGCCAACACCGGACCGCATTGATGAATGGATGAACGCGCATTCATCGAGCATGATGCAGGCATGGTTCTTCACCCCGCGCCGTGTTGTGGACATTGCCACCCAATCACCCCGCAACAGATACTCATAATCCGGGACCGGAAGCAGTTTCAGACCAGGAAGCAAATTCTTCTGCGTGTTCTCGTACATGCCTTCGAGGACATATTCATCGTCCGTGTGCAAGGCCCAATCACGCGGATAATATCGTGGCTTGTCAATCCTTGTCAGGTAGCCAGCTTCCAGGAAACACCCACCGATGAACAAGGCACAATCAGCACCGCGACCTTTTACGCACTGCATATGCCGGTACGGCGTGCCAATCCATGATCTTGCAATTGCCTCCATCGCGGCCCATCTCTCATCATCAACAAAAACTGGCATCATCATTTGAACCCCCACAAGACCGGGTTGCTCTCGGGGATATACGGCATTCCGAGGAACCCCTTCCCGCTACCTGGTCGGACGTTGTTGAACTTGTTCTTGCATGTTTGTGGTGTCCCGTCGCATCCCGGGTATGCCTGCACAACGGTCGTATCATGCACCAGAGAGGCATCGAACGGGACTTGGAGGTACAACGTGTCGCCAGAGTGCAGAACAATCATACGCATATCCGAACCCGCCACAACGTACCCGCCAGTAAACCACCCGGCAGGCTTCGCCCCGAACTCCGTGGCCGACAGGCTTCCGTCTGATCCGACCGTGACGGCAGCGGTCGTCAAGTAATGCGCGGAGATGAGGCCACAGCCAGCATCGAACAAATCGTTCTGGCACATTGCCGAATAAACAAGGCGGGGTACTTCTGCATCGAGTATTGCCGATCCAGACCGGCATTCAGCCGTCGCGACATTGTCATCCAGGGAAACAGACGTGATCCTGCCAAAAAAAAGCTCGTAGGCGACATCCTCGCCTTCAAACAGCCGGGAGATGGTCACCGTAGTCGGTCGGATCGGATAATTGGGAAGATACCGTGTCAGCTCTTCAGTCGGGGGTGCAGAAATCGTCAGCGTAGTCGCTGACATCGCCGAATCCTGGCTAAAATCACTCCGCTTGATGGGAGCAGGAACGAAAACCTGCCCCGGAAACTCCACTTTCTCCCGTCCGGTCGTGTAGAGAGATTTACTATCGCCGGAGTCGATAACAAACAGCTCAACAAACGGCTTCATCACCGCGTTTTGTGCTTCGGATTCGACCGTCATAACTCCGTCTCCTCGTGTATCAGTTCGTAAAATGACATTTGCGTTTCACAAACAGCATCTGAAAGATATTCAATTTCCATCGCGTCTTTGGAAAACCGGCAAAAATACGTCTTGCCGATGAACGATCCGGCCGGGATTGTTACGCCCAATGTCTCGTTAAAGCCTATACTCATCGTGCCATCGTTTCCTGATACTGCATGCCTTATCTCTCGATCATAAATCGTTCCACCCGGTCCCATAATCCAAATGCGCTGTGGGCGCGAGGCGTCAAAGATCATGTCAAATCCGTTGTCTTCGACAGTGGCCTCGCCATCGTCCGGCAAGATGTCTTCCAAGAGCCTAAATTCGTTGTGCGGAGCGCGGAACAGAAAATCATGGGTTCGACCACGCATCGAGCAGAAAAAATCCAGAAGCGCAACCATCTCGCTGCGAGATAACGCCTTGAATCCTGCCGATACAGTCGCCGGGGGGAGGACCCCGCGAGAATATAGGCCCGCTGCCGTGCCAGAGTACATCACAAGCTGTTGGGTCGGCTCAAACCCAAACGTTGGCTCATCACCCCAATCGGCCAGCAAAGGGAAATACGCTGGCGGGTCCGGCAGGTCCGTCAACGTCGGCTGGTCGATCCCGGGAAACTCAACGAACGATAGTGAAACAGTGCCGATACTGTCGCTCAAGGAGTCTTCTTTGATCGCCCCCAACGTCGCGATGATGCCGGGGAAAGCGACAGTCTTCCCCGCAGTCGGAACAAACGACAAATCCTTGGCAAGCCTTATCACACCAGTCTCTGTATCAACTGCCTCCGTCTCTGCTCCAACGATCTCTCCAGCCTCAAGATCGTAAATAACAATGATCTTGCACAGTCGCACAAGGTTCCAAAACAGCGCAATCTCGCTATCTGTTGTCAGCGTATTGGCTGTTGCAGACACGACATTGATCGGCTCCGCAAAAAGAGGAACAAGATACGTTTTGCCATCACCATACATCATCAGGTTGCGCATCTTCTGGATATTTCCGCCGTTCTCGGTGACAGAAAACGATGCTGTGCGAAGAGGCTTAAGCGTTAACGCCCGCCGTTGCTCATACAGCCTTGTGTTTTGCTCAACAACAGTTTCAAACGTGTAGCCAATTTTGTTCTGGCTGGCCCAATTAGGCAACAATGGGAAGATAATAACACGGCTACACGTGACAACGACGGTGATCGTCCGCACGGACGTTTGCAAGACATACGTTGCGTTTGTCTGTGCAGGCCCGGACCGGTAAACATAGAGAGTGCCTTCGCGCGTCGATAGCGGTGGCAGTACATCAAGCCCTAATTCAAACGCGGAACCTTCTGGATTCTCTGACACCAAAGAATCGACCGTTATTGCATGATCTGTCGTGTTCCAGATGTAAACAGGTTGAACTTGGTCTTGATAAACATTGCCAAACTCAAAAATTGTGGACGGCAAAAAATGAAGCTGATTGTACAGGATGTCGTAAATAGACGAGGCATCCATGGTGGAATTTGTGAACGGCAGGGCCACGGGAAACGTCAGCGACTTCCCGCCCCAGTGGGTATCCTGCTCCAACAACATGATGCCGAAGTCGTCATATCGCGGAGACTCTTTTGCCCGACCATAACTCATGGGCACAAAAAGAAGTTCAGATATCGTGTTCATACGTTGATTTCTATGGCATAGCCAAAATCGTCGTTATCGGACAGGGCCGGAAAAGACATGAACGAACGGGAACCCAGGGAGACAACCTGTTCCGGCTTAACGTAGGGCGACATGGCCAGTGCGTAGTACGGGAGACAGGCCCGGGTGGGGTAGCAATAGTGCGTATCGCCGGACATATCCTCGACAGATATAATGGGCTGGTGGAGGACGGTACGGGCCATGCCGGGATTATGGAGCAAGACTTGGGAGTAATCCACGCCATTTTGGGGACAGTGGGCCATGTAAGTATCGTAACCATTACCTATAGCCTGTGCTTCCCAACGTGGAGCGTTGCTGTTCCAATAAAACGACCTCGACGCACCGAAGGCGGTTAAACGCCCAATAGACGTCCGAAAAACTTTCGGGCATCCACCTGAATAGCCCTCGTAGTCTTCTGCAGGAAGAGAGATTGCATTTGATCCCCCATACAACAATCCGAACGGCTGAATCGTACACCTGTACCGGTGACTATATATGTCCCTGATGGGCAAAATCATCCACGGATTGAACATGGAACCTATCCCGCCACCATGCCCCCATGGCGATGCAAGCGTAAAATTCAGCTCTCCTTCGGAAGCACCAGAGACGGAATCCATGGCACCGATAACAAAGGCTGAATATCCGGCGAATGTAGTACCATTCATCATAGAATGGACAACCCGCTGAACAACAACAATAGATTGAGAACACGCAAACACAAACTGTTTTGCTGCGGGCTCCGCAATCCAATGTGCAAAATCAGCACAATTATATCTCATGGTGGTCGAATACGCATAATACCACCGCGCTCCGTCCACAAGATAGCCCGTCTTCGGAATTACCGAAAACCGCCCGGGCTGGGCATCCCAAGCGGCACTGGTGTTAAACCCCGTGTTGCAATGCCAGACCAGATATTTCTTGGAATCATCATCGATGGCAGTTCGGATTTTGAACGAAAAATACAACGACTGATTCCCGTTGCCCGTGCTGTGGATATACAGCTCTCCGCCAGAGGCAATAGCATCTTTGTCAACGGTCCACCCATTCGCAGACGCGACATTCTTGATATTCCCGAGATACGTTGCGGCGTTCGCCACACCTTCAAAAATTTGGTAGTTATGTGCGGCCATTATTCATCCTTGATCGCCATCCAGCGATACCATTCAGTGCGGTTGATATCCGGGAACACAATATAGTCACTGCCAAGCATTGATTCCGGGGAAAGAAACGTGGCCGGGCAATACTCCACCCCGTCAAGCTGACCCAGAATAGCCTTGTAGCCGTCATTGCTGTAGCAATAGATGTACAGCGGCAGCGTCATGACGGGCTCGCCTTCTTTGTAGATCGCCTGCTGGGTGCCATAGCCATAAATGGCGCTCGACGTCGTGGAATGGCCATACCCGGTTACGGTGGTCCGTGTCGGGCACATACGCCAGCGGTACGTCCAGATATTGTCAGGCCGCAGAATACACCGGCAGGCGGGACATTTGTAGCTACTCCAAGAGTCAGACGTGTCCTGCTCCGGCATCATCCGGATAAAATTGTTCCGGCTAGAACAATCTTTTTCAGAATCATACAGCGAATCCCTGGACGACCACAGCTCATTGTACGCGATATACGTCCCCCAGTTCGACTCCCACATGGAATCCGTCAAACAAACAAGCGGGTATTGATATTCTGCCGGAGGCATGAATCGGTCGATCATCCCAAGATATGCGCATCCGTATTTGTCTAACGTCTTGATAACAACGATGATCCGTTGCTTGTTGGACCATATCCAGTAGTCAACCTGGCTGTTCCAGTACGGTACGAACCCCCATGTATCCCCGTATCCGGCCCGGCTCCCGAATGTTGTGTCGAAAAAATCGTGGATGTCCGGGTCAAAATACCGGTACACTCGACAACATAATCCCGCGTTGACATTGTCGCTGTGGATCTCGTTGGACAGTCCAATATAGACGTCTTCCTGCCCCGAAAGGCCGTTGTTGTACAAAACAACACGCTCTAGCGGTTCTGCATCCTGCCTGTAGTCTTTTACAATCGTCCAATCCTGCCCGGCTCCAGCGCCGGAAGTCAGCCAGGAAACGACCTTTGAGAAGAGGTCCGATGCGTCGGTTGCAGTTAGCTTTCCAGTTTTTGCCATGTCATTACCTGTCAAGTATTGTGTTAATTTGTCCTGCGTTTTTCGAGATGACATTCAGCACGGTCCGCTGCCCTGATGCTGTTGCCATGTACTTGTCCAGCGTTTTCGGGTCGAGGACGTTGACGATGGAAATGCTTTGATCCTGCTTGGCATCTGTACCGGCAGACGCCCCCACCTGCCCACCAAATGCGAACCCCGGGCCAGCATAAGCAGGGCGCATAGCGGGTAACCGGACGCCCGAAAACAAGTCTCTGGGTATTAACCGCTGTCTCAATGCCTCCATGACACGGACACCATAGTGCCTTACGGTAGGCCGATCCATCATGTATTCGCCCGGGGTTGCCCTGATCGTCACATTGTCCGCACGAGCCCCCTCATCTGGACCACCTATCAGGCCACCGTAGGCGTAGCCCTGGGGTTTAGCGGACTTGATGGCGGCTACACGGGCCATGCCACCGGCTACCGCCGCGGCTGCCGCGGCGACGGCCAACGGAATGGCCCACGGTCCACCAGCGACAAGCATATCATCGTACGCTTTCTGTGCACTGGAATATGTGGAGATAATCGTCTCCGCGATTGCAAAGGCTTGATAGACCTTGAACATAGACTCGCTCTGCGCCAGCCCAGAGGCATACAAAGCCTGCATCGAGTCGGCCATGCCCCCCACAAAATCTTTAGCCCATGAGATGCGTTGTTCGTATAGCGATTTTTGGTGAGCAGCTTTTTTGTTTTCGATTTCCTGTTCTTGAAGTGCTTGTGCTTCCAGCAGTTCCCTTTTGGATGCTCCGTGTTCCGAAAGCATTTCCAATTCACGAACATGTTTCGCCTCTATACCTTCGATTTCGAGCGCAAAGCGGCCTTCTACGTCATCTTCTTCGAGTGCCCGGCCGCGAAGATCCCGCAAAGCCTCATCCTTGTCTCGTTTTGCGTCAAGGGCGTTCTGTTCTGCGTCGGCCTCAAGATCCGCAAGCTCGATTTCAGCGCGTTTCCGTTCCTCGGCCTTGATCCTTAGTTCTTCTTCGAGCTTCAACCGGGCTTTTAGGATCTGCTGCAAGAGATTTCTTTTCTCGGCCTCATTGATCATGCCGTCATACTGCGATTGCATCCGTGCAATTTCCGCTGTTCCGGCACTTTTCGTAAGCTCTATTTCCTTGTCGATCCCCTCAAGAATTAGCTGCTTTCGCCCCTTGACGTATTCATCAGCGGACACGAGGGCACGGTCAAATGTCGATTCCAGCTCCGCGATGAGCGTCTCATTTTCTGCCAGGAACACGCTCATTTCAGATCGGATCACCTCTGACACGGGAAGAGTTGCCACTGGCCTTTTGGCCTTACTTTCCGATTCGCCGCCAGATGCCTTCGCGTTCTCCTTCTTGGCTTCCGTGTTCTCCTTTATCGCCTCGGTTTCATCTTTGGTCGCGCTCTTTGCGTTCTGGGTCCGCTCCAACATCTTAAGCATGTTGTCGGCCAAGCCGTCAGTAACCAGCGCCAGCTTCGCGGTTTCATTTCCGAGTTTGTCCGTTTCGAGTGCCGCCAGCGCCTGGGATTCTCCGAATTCGTCGATGCTGTCACGGACCTTTGCAAGTTCTGGCATCGCGGCACGGAATCCTTGCGTCGCGGATTTGAAAGCCGTTACAGGGTCCAAAAGGTTCATAGCCGCCGCCAGATCCACAAAGACCGTGGCAACCGCCGCCGCAAAGGTGCCTATGTCGTGCAACCCGCGCTTTAAGGAAACGAAAGCGAGAACGGTATTCCCTGACGCTCTCATCACACCCGCAAGCATCCTGACAAGAAGCGGCCCGATAACCCCAACAGCGTCTATGACCTGATCCTTCGAGCCTCGCAGGGCCTCGGTCATGCCCTTCAAAAACTGCTTTATGGATTCCCCGTACTTGTCAAAAATGTCGATCTTGATGGATTCGACAACCGATTTCCACTCCTTCCATGCGGCAAGGGTCGTGGAGCGCATTGTGGTAGCGAGAGTAGTCGAAGCCCCCTCCGCCTTGTTGATCTCCTCGACGTACTTCCGGATAGCCTTTGTTCCCACACCGAGAAAGGAGTTGATGGCCCGGCCAGCCCTATCCCCGAAGAGTTCCATAACTTCTTCGGTCGTAGCCCCTTGCTCTTCGAGTAGTTCAAGAGCCTCAACAAGCCCCTTGCTTGACCCATCTGCATTCCGCGCTGAGACCCCGTAATAGTCAAAAGCCTCCTTCGCTTGAATAAACGATTGAGCAAGCTGGGTTCCGGCCATGGACCCCTTAATTCCGTTGTTGCCCAAGATGCCGATTAACGCACTGGCTTCCTCGATGGAATAGCCGAAGCCTGCCGCTGTTGCCGCGACATACTTCATACTTTCGGACATGAGTTCGATATTCGTATTCGAGGTAGTGATGGTTCGAGCAAAGACGTCATTGACCCGGCCCGTTTCTTCCACCTCAAGCCGAAAGGCTGAAAGCGTGTCCGTGGCAATATCTGCGGCACGGCCAAGCTCGATCCCGCCAGCCGTGGCAAGATCGAGCATTCCTGGAAGCGCCGTAATCGACTGCGAGGCCGTCATTCCGGCCATACTGAGAAACTTTAGACCCTCTGCGGCCTGGGATGCGGACCATTCCGTACTCTCGCCCATTTCACGGGCAACAGTTTCAAGCGCTTCAAATTCAGCCTTCGTTGCCCGCGTGATCCCCTGGACTTCGGCCATGGTCTGCTCAAAAGCAGCCCCAGTCTTTGCGACACTGATTGCACTCCAGGCAACACCGATCCCGGCTATCGCAGTTTTGAGCGAAAAAAAGGCCCGTGAAACTCGATGCCCTGCGGCTTCCAGCTTCGACAGGCCCTGGTTCACCTTCCCGACTTCCTTGGTCGCTCGATCTCGGGCCTTGATCAAGACCTCTACTGTGTTGCTACGAGCCATTTAGCCACCGAGTGAATGTTTTTTGGTCCATGAGTGACCCGTAACGAACGGCAAGTGCTAAATCCTTGATCCGTTCGTCACGGGCCGTCTGATTGCTCTCAACTGCCTTTATGAAGGTTCCCCATCCGTAACCCCATACGTCGCGGTGTCCCGCTTCAATGAGGCGAAAAACAGGGTCATAAAGTCTTTTTGCATCGCCGCTGCAAGTTCTTTCAGGATTGCGCCCAGACCGACCGCCTGGGCTATCCTGAAAAAAGCTGAATTGACCTCCCGCCACGCCTCATAAACGGTAACCAGATCGGAAGGGGCCATGGATTTCATGTCATCAATGGTCAAATCTACGGCTTTGGGAAGATGGACTTTGACCAGCTCAAAAAGGTCCATTTTCTCAAGGTCTCCCCCGGCCTCAAATATTTCCAGTACATCTTTGACTGTGAGTTCCTTTACCGTGATTTCTCTATCATCAATCTTGATCGTGCTTCGCTTCCGCATAGAGTCCTACCTTACGCCACGTTGACGGCTTCAAAGAACGGGGAAGAGGGATGGGATGCTCGATCGGCCTGAAACTCGGCTTCCACGGTGATCTGTGCAATATCTTCCGAGATAAATGGTATCTCACCATTAAGAGATATTTCCACGTTCCAGCCGCGCACTTGCCACTTTGGACCGATGTCAGGATTCCCTACAAAGTAAAGTTCCCCCGCCACCGATGACTGTGACAGTGGGGAAATGGTGGCCTTTGTGACTGAGTTAACGGTCGCGGTTACGAAACAAGACGTGGTAATAGACCCCGTTGGCAACGACATAATCATCCCCGCTTCACGGCTTACAATGTAGTCCACACCCTCGGTATAGGTGGTGGTAGGGCTTGTTGCTGCGTCAGTCACAACCACATCAGACAAGCGGATCTTTCCTTCCGAAATGGGCACAAAGCGGCCAGTCTCCACCGCCACCTCTAGCCCGTCCAGCTCCGATTCGGCCTGGGTGGTTTCCACAATGGCTCCACCCATCAACGCCAGATTCAAGTTGGCGGGTGAAAGTTCCTCCAAAGTGATCGAGCTTTTGACCGTCTTCTGGATCACCTTGGACAGATCTTTTTCCTTTGTCCCGGCCATTGAAGAGTAGTGTTCGGACTTCTCAAGTTCGACATTCAACGCAAAGGCGGGGCAGTTTCCAAGGTGAAGGTACCCATCTTCGCCAGAGGGCTTGAAAAAGATTTCACCTTTGCCATAGAGATAGTTTTCCGGACTAGGGGCTTGAGGCATAGTTTTCTCCTGTTTACTTGTTTTTTTTGATAGGTCTGGTTCCGAACCACCACGTCACGGCGGTTGCCGCCAAAAAAAGAAGCATATCGACAGTGGCAGAGTAGATTGTCAGCGCTTGTGTCGCATTGATCGTTTCTAACCCCGCCGCCCTGATAATTGCCTCGGTTTCACTTCGCGTAGCCTGGACAACCCAGACCAGATAAAGTGTCAATCCGGGTCTGACTAACCCACGGACAACATCGACAAAGACAAGCGACGCCTTGAGCCATAGGGAATTCAAGTTGAGGCCTCTGGCATAAGCGAGCCGGTCGGCTTTGAAAGACGCAGCCCGCATGTCGTCGCCGGACTCCACTAGCCGGGTCTCCCCTTCTCGCTCGCTCGCTCGGTCCCGATATTCCCATTCTTTGTCCATCATTTCGAGATCGAGCCTACGCAATGCCAAATCGTGCTTGCGCCTTGCATGGTCCTTCCATATATCCGTAACGTTCGAGATAAGAGATCCCAGAATGCCAGTAATACCGCCGCCGATAAGACTTGAAAAGATCATCAGTACATCTCGCTTATTTCAAGGATGAATGACTCGCCGCACGTGACCTCGGCCAATGAACGCACTGTTTCCCGTGAGTTCAAAACCGCCCTCTGTTTTCCAAGGTACCCGTCGTATTCACCAAGCAAAATGCAACCCTCCGAATGGGACCGCCAGCCCTTAAAAATGTCTCCGGCAAGATTCCCAGAATGAATCAAGATCCCACTTCGCCCCGGAACGTCCTTAATTAAAAAAACTTCCCCGTATCTTGGAGATTGCCGCAATTCAGCGACATAGCCGCCCTTCGGTATGCAAGAAACGTTTTGCCGATTTTCTTTCCACGGCAGTTCAACCGTCCGGCAACAAAAACCGTTAATAGCAAAGACCCCGAAGGTTCCTTGTTCGCCGGTTCTAACTCGAAGTAATTGAGCAAACATCATCTTTCCCAGTCCTCTTGGCATTCAGCGCACCGAATACACGGTGGATAGGCGGCTTTTCGAGCTTCGGGGATCTTTTCTCCACAATCGACGCAATGGGTCGTACCTTCCCCAGGTTGGACCATCAGTGGAATTTCCGCCCACTCCACTGAAAGCTGTGCGATGTCTGCTATATCCATGTTCAATCATTGATCAGGTAGAGGGTTTCACAAAATTTTTTTAGTCGCCCAGATTCGTTCAGGGACTTTCGCATCTGACAAAATTCATCCCACGACAACTTCATTGCCATTCCCACCGTGCCAATGAACCGCCCGGCTTTACTGTACAGGGGCGTTTTTTCTGTTTGCAGGATAACTTTTGGGGACGTATCTTCCGGGCATTCCCTGACTTCGCCAAGTTCAAAAAAACGGCACCGGGCTCTTTTTTCAATAGTGATCACGTCAGAACCAACACAGGTCGTTGTATCTCCGAATGTAAATACTCCCTTTGGAAACCGAATCCTAAAACGCTCTGCCAGCTCTTGATCGGTAAATCCAACCACATCACAGGCGTGATCGCGCCAGAAAAAATTGCACCAGTCCTGACTGGCGAAAAGAAACCGACCTTCTGCATCCTTGTGCCACAAAAAACCGGCAGAGTTCGCCATGGTAATGAGTTGTAGCGAAAGTGATTCATATCCGTCTCGCAACCTGCGCAGTTCGTCCCGCTGCTTCCTCGCTTCGGTCGTTGCGTTCGAGATCTCTTCCGCAATAATTTTAAGCCGCGCCTTTGTAGCGTCCACAGTCTGCCGCTCGTTATCAACTCTACTTTTTGCGTTTTTGAGAAGTCTTAACACTTTTAGCTATCCCAGGTTTTGCCTGATAAGGTTTCGCGCCACCTCTGCGGCCACAAAGAAGAGCACAGCAGACGCACAGGCAAGAACGCGCTTGACCGTCCGAATCTCCGATTCCAGACTATCTACTCGCCTCGGGAGTGCCGCAAGCTCCGCCACAAACTGCTGTGAGGCCGCGTCGATTATATCTAGGGGATCTGGGCTCATGATTAGCCTTCCATAATGTCGATGCGAAAGCGGCTTTCATAAACAGAAACGGCGTTCCGCTGTGAGTAAGCGATTGACTCTGTGCCAACCGGGATAAGGACCCCACCACACACTTTTTGACCTCGTAGCACGTCCGCAATGGCACTAATAAGCGCGTAGGTACCAACTCCCTTTGTGCCACCCCTCCTTGCCGTCTCATCGCCCCTAAACGACCTGTCAGCGGCAAAAACCGACCATTCCATGGTTTCGACCACCCGCCTGTTGACCAGTTCAGATGTGCTCCCAGAGTAATAAAGAAAGATCCCGGGGAAAAAGACGATCATTTTCCCGAAGTCGGGAGATTCAAGCTCACCTTGGTACGCCTTCACCGTCCTAACACCGAGGCTGACCTTCAGCGGCTCAAGCAATGCCAATATCGCATCTTCAATTTCCGACAAACTAAATCGCATACCAACCCACCCGACCTGCGCCAGAGGGGGTTTCCCCCGTGGTCTTGATAAGGGATATCTCTCCCGTCCTTATCTGTTCGAGCATCGCCACAGCATCCTTGTATCGGTCGCGCCGGGTAACAGGCACATCGTCGTAAGCGTGAGCAAAAATCGCATAAACGGCTATGTCACAAGCAATTTTCGTCAATACAGGGGGGAAAGGCTCTTCAAGGGGAAGATCGTATTGCTCGCTGATATAGGTGTCCATCTCTGCGCTTGCCCGGTCCACCGCCTCAACAA